CTTGACGACGCCGAACATCAAGATCGATGTTCTGGAGCATGGCATTGACTCGCTGGTGTTTAAGCCCCTATCGGATGGTGAGCGCGCGGGCATTCGCAAGAACCTGAACCTCAAGGCAGGCGACAAGGTATTCCTCAACATGAACCGTAACTCCCAGCGCAAGCGCCTGGATCTCACGATCATGGCGTTTGCTCGTCTCCTGAAGAAGTTCCCCGATGCCCCTTACCACCTCCTGCTAGTGACGGGCGTGAAGCCGGAGGGCGGGGCGTTCTACCAGCCCCTCCAGATCTACCTCAACGAGCTGGAGCTGCTGGGTCTCGACAATCTGAAGTACGGTACACGCGTGACGATTGTGGATACGACGGCCCCGCAGGCGTACTTCAACGACGATGCGATCAACCAGCTCTACAACGTGGCCGATGTAGGTATTAACACGTCAGCGGGTGAGGGCTTCGGTCTGTGCCAGCTGGAGCACATGGCGACGGGCGCCCCGCAGGTGGTCTTGGCTCTAGATTGCTATAAGGCGTTCATGAACGACAAGACGAGCGTACAGCTCCCTACGACCTCGTACTCGTATCTCCAGATGACGGCGGGTGTGGGTCTGACGGAGTACACCACGACGGCAGAGGCGGTGGCGGAGGGTATGGAGAAGGCGCTGGCGATGTGCGGACGCGAGACCTCCGAAGCGTGTGTCGCCCTCGCCCGTACGCGCCCTTGGTCGAAGGTTTGCGACGATTTCCTGGAGTCGGTCATCGCCAAGTAAACTAAAAAACTAGATGAACCGGTGATTACACGAAATCTGGGTTCCAGCGCTTGAGCTTCTTCTCCAGCATATCTTTGAGGAACCAGTTCTGGATCTGGCCGCGATAAGGGTATGCGTGTCCGTAATCAATGCACCATACAACTCCATCCTTCTCGATGAAGTTGTACGGCGTAATATCGATGTACTCGATGTTACCCTTCTTCAGAAGGGTGTCGAGAATAAAGTGTATCTGCTTCCAAATCCAAGCAGGCGTATTGCTGGGATTTGAACCGTACTTGTCGGCAATGCACATCTCGTCCAGATCCAGCATCACCATATAACTTGTCTTATTGGTCTCAAAGACGGGAGGTGCAATATTGAGTCCAGCGGCGATTTGCTGATAGTGGATTTCGAGGGGATTCTCAACAGTCTTCAGGAAGGTTGTCATGCTGTTGATACTGACCTATTTCTTGAGGGGTTTGTTATCCGTTTTAGTCCATAGTGCACGAATACGCGTGGCAAACACGAAACTCTGGTGGAAATGCTTATTCATATCCTCCAGCGTCTCACACATCATGAGGAGATGCATCACCACCGGGTTGTATCCGGAAATAAACATCGGCTTCTTTACATCGATCTTGATATCGCGCTGGTAATAGGCCGTATGTTCTGTTCCCACGTTCTCGGCAATGATATCGTAGATGGTGGAGAACTTTCCAACAAAGGGACCGATCACTATATCGCTATCGTTCTTCATGTGGGCCAGAATGAGCGGAATACTTGCATCCTGAGGCAGAAGTGCCAACTTCCCCTTTTCGGGCAGATCCGTAATGGCATTGGACTTTTCCATATTCTTGTACGCAATCTGGTTGAAGGCTCCGTACTTCAGATCAAAATCCACCACTTTGTAAAAGGGGTCTCCCTTATTCGTCTTCGCCTTCCGGAGATAGGCAAGGTAGGGCTCAAACGACTCTACGAAACGGCGCTCCGTAAAGAAGATGTACTCGTAAAACACACCACCTGCCGCCGCACAATCAATGGGGTCATAAATAACCTGATCGTAATTCGGGGGTTCGCGCGAAGACGAAGCACCCTGATCGCGGGCAGTTTCTTCGGCGGTTAAGCACGCGGGATGTTCGATATAGATGCGGTCCTGAATAATATCCTCCGGCTTCTGGAAATCGTATCCGTCATTGAGCCACAGGTACTCGATGGGAAGCTGGATGGATGAAATGGAGGCGTGTTCTCGTCCGGTCGTAAACACCATCGAGAGAATACGGTCGTCGGCCTTACCCTCCATCTCGGGGAGAGCAGATACTCGCGCCCACTCTTTCAGGAGCAGGACTGCTTGACGAGTCGGAGCAAAGAACATCGTGCCTCCCGATGTCTCGAAAATATAGGGATCAAAGCATACATCATCTAGGAGATAGTTCATGCTTCCGCGCGGATCAATGTTCCATCCGCGCGCCATGAAATCAACACACGGCATATCAAAGATATCGGGGTAGCGCTTGATCGTCATATCACCGTCAATGTAAAGAACTCCCCGCCCCTGCAGCCCGGCGGTCATGAGGGCTTCCTTGATAAAGAGGGGTTTCAGGTTGATAGCAAGCTGGTACTTTCCAGGAAACGCAAACTCGGGGTACTCTTCGACAATATAGTTGCACCCAATCGACTCACACATCTTCTTCCAGGTCTCAATCATATCCTCAAACTTTGTGGCTTCGTGCTTGACATGTCCGTCGGCCGCCAGCTTCTCCGTCCTCGCCTTCGTGAGTTCTCCAATCTTCTTCTGAATCTCTGGCCTGGCAAGAATCTCCCGAACCCTTTTTCCGTTGTACTTCAGGGGATACTTCTTGAGAATTGCGATACGCCGTTCCTTAGAAATCTCATAGAACTCGTGCGGTTCATCGAACATTCCATCGGCAATCGCTTTCTCGATCGCCTGTTCCTCCTCCTCCTCTTCGCGCATTTCCTCAATCAGTTCTTCCTTGGTCTGCTCGATGATCTCGCCCGTACACGCATAATTCACTCGCTTTCCATCGGCAATCGCTTTGGTGGTTGTATCGTCGCCGAAGCGGAGATAGTTCTTATTTGCGTTTCCACGACCCCACCAGTACGTACAGACAACGAACTTGCTCTTGGGGTTGACAATGACCTGTTTGAGTTTGTGCGCTTTGATAATGCCTTCATAATCCATCTTATCACCGCCTACAGTGGGTGGATCCTGACGACGACGATTACGATATGTGCGAGGTTTCTTGCTCCTCGTGGTGTCGCGAGCCATTATTCATATGTAAAGAATTCTATCTTGTTGGTTTTCAGCAGGCCGAGTTTCAGGAGACGTTCATTGTCTCCAAAGGCCGAATTATCAAAGACTTCGTGGGTCTCTGGGTCGTACAGGAACACGAACTCCTTCACCTTGATGCGCTGAAGCCGCCTTGACCGCTTCATCATGTTGCGAAGATACGATGCATCGCGCTCGTCGCTCTTGATATCGGGGTTCGACGCCAGATCTTCGCCCTTGACCGCGCTGTCGAAGCGCAGACACTGTAGAAGAGGTTTCTCGCGCCCGTGAAGTTTGCGATGAATCTCGCAGTCCACTGCCGCCTGTTTGATGAGCCGCGTGATTCCTGAGGTAATGCGCTCCTTCTCGTACGAGATCTCGTAGAGGAACTCATCCGACGTCATGAATGCTTCGGGTGCCCGGCCGGATTCTTTCATATCATACTTCTTGGGCGCCGTGTCCGTGCGACGGGTAGAGACGATATTGAATCCCGTTGACGATTTCGCCTGTGCGTCCGAAAAGACCGAGAGGTAGTAGGAAATGCGGATCGTACGATCTTCGACGGGAACAGTTTCCACCGTAACGGCTCCGCCTGCTCCCAGAACTTGACGAGTGGCGTGAGAGCAGAGACGAATGCCGCGACCCATGACTTGGTCGGTACGTGCGGGATTCCAGTGCGGTTCGGAAATGTGGATACGACGCACGTTCTTCAAGTTAATACCTTCCGCGCCCGATGCCGTAATCATCAGGATAGATAAGAGTTTCTCGCCTCCACGTTTCAGAATACTCTCTTTCATGGACTGTACGTGTTCAGGATAAACAGACTGGAGGGTCCGCCAATCTTCGTTGAACACCTGGAGCATGATCTCCTTGATCTCCTTCTTCTCTTCGCCTGTATAGAACGCGTATGCGGGCTTCTTGGGATCTAGGGTGGGATCCTCAACATATTTTCCATCGACTTTCACGATACGGTACGGCTGGTACCCGTTAGCATCCAAGATTGCAGAGATGATTCCGAGACCTTCTAACTTGCGGTAGTTGGAGTAAATGAGCTGGTTCACGAATCCCGTTTCCTTGATGTTTGCCAGCATTTTCTGCATCTTGGGAGAATAGGACTTCAGTCCTTCATCCCGCAAGAACCGATCAGGGTTCTCACGCAACTTTTCGAGAACGGCTGCCTTATCCTCGTCGGCAGTATTCTCGTTCCCCTCTTCGGAGGATCCGCGCAGGTCGGAGGGAACCGCGTAATTGCAGACAAGACGGGACATCACGCGATAGGTAGAAAAATCCTCGTTGAGAGAACTGGGACCTTTCGCGGACTTGCGCGAATCCATCTGGATTTCCTTGTGGCGTATCTCGAGGTATCGATTGAACTGTTCGTCGGACATCTCGATTTTCTCGAGCATCTTGTCGTCGTCCGTACGTTTGGGAAGCATGCGTTCATCGGACCCCTTGTAGTAGGACACTAGACCCTGTACGCGTTTCTGAAAGAGAATGGCGTTCTTGACATCGAGACCGTCAATAAACGTATTCACAAATTCGGCAAAATCCGTAGGCAGGCATTCGAGCGCCTCTTTCTGAATATATTCACGAGGAGACAGAACTCCGCCGGGGAACTTATCCGCAAACGACTTGCGAAGTCCTTCCACCCAATCTCCCGGTGTCTTGAAACTTAGACTCTCGTCGTACTTCACGGCAATACGGTCCCCTGCCTCGTTATAGATAGATTTGAAGTGCGAGGGATTGCGTGTCACCATGATAACCCGCTTCACGCTGTTGAATTCAACGGTATCCACTTCCGGAATTGCCTTGAAATACTTCTTCATTCCGGCCTCGTCCCACGTCGGCATCTCCTTGACGGGAATCACTAGACGCTCGATGGGTCCACGCAGGAGGTTGAGAAGAAAGGCGATTTCGTTAGGGCGGTTGATGAGGGGAGTTCCGGAGAGAGCCACCACCTTACAATCTTTGGCATAGTAGATGGCATCGTAGATCCGCCGACCAATATCCGACTTGTTGATCGCACGGGAAATTAGGTTATGCGCTTCATCAATAATCACCACACTGTTATCGAACGTCTTGGACTCTTTGGGATCGTCTTCGGGTATCAGGAGTTTCACGCTCTCGCCGTTGAGACCGTTGTAGTTGATGAAATTGTAGCGAGAACTGATGAGGTCTTCGATCTGAGCGTCAATACCTTTGCGGGTATCGAGAGGTAGAGTATTGTAGTTCGAGGCCTGATTGGGAACCGTGACAAAGTACCGTCCCTGCGATTTCAGGAACTCGTCGGAAATACCCATAGCCAGACCCGGCTGTTTATCCGCTTCGGTACGCAGAGTCCTGACCTCCCAGAAATTGTTTTGGGTATAAATGGGATCTCCGCACTTGCGAATCTCCTGCCGAAAATTGCTTTGGAGGGATGCAGGGAGCAGGATAAATACTTTCTTGGTGGATAAGAGAGATTCGGCGACGCCGATAGCGGAACATGTCTTTCCCGATCCAAGACCGTGATATACCAAGAGACCGCGATACGGGCTTTCTAGTAGGAGGTAGTCGCGCACAAGTTTCTGGTAAGGTAGGAGTTCGCGGGTGGTTTTGGAAGACGTTTGTTGGAGACAGAGATCCACACCCTCATCGTCCGCTGACGGGTCATTACGGTATTTCAAGTAAATTCTAGCTATGTAATCCGCAAATGCCTTGCGATTAGGCAGAACGAACGCCATTGTATGGAGAACGTAAATAAAATACGATCTTCATACAATGAATTTAGACAGTGACCCTCGTGTCTGGATGGTTACGATCTACCTCTTCCTGGTCTCAGCCCTTCTCTATTTCCGCCCCGCTCTCGTCTTTGAGGGGGCTAAAGTACGCGAGTTTGGTACGGGACGGCGGGGAGCTACCGTGTTTCCCCTATGGTGGTGGATCATCTTGCTGGCGATTGCTTCTTATCTGATCGTTCACTTTTGGATACAACCGTAACGGCCGGTGTTGATTCCTGAGCTGCCTTGATCTTTTGGTCGTGCGCGACCTGCTGGTCCAACATTTCCTGCTTGAACCTCGCAACCTCGTCAATGCTGGCTATACAGACCGCCTTGTTGGAGTTGTAGGATAGACCGTAGATTCCCGCAATGCATCCGAGCGAAATCACGTATCCTACCGACACCCACCCAGCATTGACTGGATTGGGGTCGAACATCATGTAGAACCGATCGAAGTACTGCCGCACTCCCTCGAAGACGCGAATAATAAACCATGCGAGGGTTGGATAAATGGCCCAAATGGCTCCGTGAACCGCATTGGCGGACGGATCAATTTTCTCGCAATCATAAAACGTCGAGGCGGACGAGAACCCGAATCCAAGCAGGAAGAAAAACGCATAGATCGCACACCCCAGTCCTCCTACGATCATGATTTCGCGTGGTGTCTCAATAGCAAAAATAGCCATGTCCTGTCTCCTTATTAATCTTTGGGAAGACGAACTTCGACGGTTTCCGCAAGAGCCAAGAGATCGTTCAGGAGTTGGCGTCGCTGGGTATACTGCGGCCTAGTCAGACCCATACAATCGCTCAGCGTCTTCCACCCGATCGCGGAGATTTCGCGCTTCTGCATCGTCGTGAACCTCTGATG